CTTGTAGATGCCGCCCTGCTTGGTGACAGGTGCATCAGTCCTGCAGAACGGTGCGCCCGGATCGCGGGCAAAGTCCCTCACCTGCGGCCTTCCCTTGTAAAGTCGATGTCAATGCCCATGACCCGCTGAAACCCGCCGGTCACGTCAAGGCGGAAGCGGTGATAGCGGGCATTGGACCTAACCGGGCAATCGCCAATGGTCGTGTTCATGTTGGATGCACTCCCCCACACGACGTCGTTGGTGAGAACGTCACGCTGTCCGACCGTAGCCGAGATATTCCCGACAGTGCCCTGCACGAGTGGCCGAATGTTGCGGATGAAGGCGCGGGAGTCGGCGATCAACTGACCTTCGCCGGTCGTAAACCGTGCTTCCTTCGCGCTGCCTTCGAAGCGGGCAATGCGCTTGTTGGTGTTCACACAGCCGACGCCGCGCAATCCGCCCTGCCAGATGGGCGAGTCGAGCGAGTAGGCCAGCGTATCCACGTTGGCCGTGATGCTGTCGAGGTCCGACCCGCCCGTGATGTGGTTGAACAGGAAGTGCATATCTTCCGAGATTTTTGTCCAGCGGCGCGACTGCCAGCCATAGGCCAGCATCTTGTCGGGCGTGCCCGTGGGCGAATTCACGGACGGATAGCTGATGAGGTAAAGCTTGTTAATTGTGTCGATGATGGCCGACACCCGATGCCGGTAGCTGGCGTTGAAATCGGCAATGAACGTATCGTCAATCTGCTCCTGCCCGATTGGCGTGGCCGAGGCCCCGTCGAAGACATAAAAGCCGCTGTGAGACAGGAAGAAGGTCAGGTTCTGGAAGCGCGCCACTGACCCCGGAGCGGCGCAGCCGATGCCGGGTGCAACCTCGTCGAAACGGAAGATCAGCGGAGAGCCGACATAGGTCATCCGCCATACGCTGTTGTCGGTCAGGATTGCGCCGAAGTCGCCGCCCGTTATCTTGATGACGTTCTGCTCGGCCCCGGCCAAGTCCTGGAAATCCGACTGGTAGCGAGCGTCAGGACCATAACGGAGCGGGTTGTTGATGCGCGACCACTGGACCCGGTTTGCTCCCGTGCCGAGGTTCCCGAGAACCACAAAGTCCCGCACCGTGGCGATGTGCTTTGCCACCGGAGCGGAGGCCGAGGCAGAGGCATTGAGGAACTGGCTTGACGTTCCCAGCGTATAGACCTGGAGCGCATCAATCCCGTCCACGGCCAGTTGCGTGTTGCCGAAAGTCGTGAATTCCCAATAGCCGTCCTCTGCCGTGGTATAGGTCGCCGTCCGCGAGACGTTGGTGATGGTGCCGGTTGCCTCGCGGTACAGCTGCTTGGCTGTGCCGGCGAAAGTGTAGACGTTGCCCGTCGTGTCGCGTGTCGAGCAGGCACCGACGCAGGTCGCCGACAGCGACCCGGAGTACGGTGTCGCATCCTTGAACGGTCCGTAGCTCTGAGCGTAGGGGATGCAGTTTTCTGCCTCCTCCAATTCGCCGTTGAGCAGATCGGGCTGGTCCGTCTGGAGATTGCCGAACAATACGCGCATGTCAGCTATACTTCAGCACACGGTACGGGGTGCGGAGCAGGTCGGGATAGTTCCACGCAATCTTGCGGGTGTTGCTGCCAGGCGGCCCCTTGCGGCGCTTCTTCTTGTCGTCGGGCGGCGGGTCGTCCTTTTTCTTCTTCTTGTCGTTCTTCGCGTAGGGGTCGGGGTCGCCAAGGCCATAGTTGTTATTGTTGTTGCCCTCGCCGCCGTGTGGGCGGATCATGGCACCTGCCCCGCCAAGGCCGCCGAACAGGCTGGCAACGCGGCTCTTCGTCTCGCTGATCGAGTTCGGGAACGACGTGTCCTGCGACGGAGCCGCATCCGCTGGATAGCCACCCGCCATGTCCGGGGGCGTGTAGTCCAAATCGCCGGGCTGGTTGGGCGTCTCAGGACCGTTGACCGGACCGGCAGAGGCCATCGTGATGTCCTGCGTGTTCTGATAGGCACCCGGAGCCATGTTCACGCGCGGGTCGCCAGCAACCATCGTGGCCGGTGAGCCGATGCCGTAAGCGTCAGCATAGCCGGGAGGCAGGCCCTGACTGGCATACTGGCTGAACGGGTTCTGCGACGGCGTGGTGCCTACCCCGGCCGGAATGTCGGGGGACTTGTAGGCTGTCTGGTTGGCAATGCTGGGCACCTGCCCCGGCAAGGCCGTGAAACCTCCGAAGGTCGCGCCGCCGATCTGGCCCATGGCATCGGGAATGGATGGCTGGCCCATGGCAACGTCATAAGGATTGCGGGCCATGACAGGGCTCTGAGGCACGTTCGGCATTGCGTTTGGGACCGTGCCCGACATGACGCCGTACTGGTCCTGCGGGACTTGATCCTGCATCTTGGGTTCGGGTTGCGAACTGAACATCTGGCTCAAGGCACCGGCCTTCAACGGCGATGACAGTCCGGTCGGGGCCGACAGGTAGCCCGTGCCGACGCCCATGCGCGGACCGAACATACCCTGCGGGGCGGCGGGAGCCTGCATCTGGTTTGCCGGGTTGGCATTCCAGCGGGCCATCGCTTCCTCGATGCTCACATGGCCGTCTGTCGGGGAAAACCCGCCAAGGCTTGTCATGGAACTTCCGAGGCTGTTGTACCCGCCTAGTCCAAGGTTATTGCCGAGGCTGTTGTAGCCGTTGTTGTAGCCGCCATCGCCAAGGCCGCCCCAGTCGGGGCCGGGGTCGCCGTAGCCGGTATCGGTCCCGTCGCCCGCATAGCCCCCGCCGTCAAAACCCCAGCCGTCAACGCCGCCGTCAAGCTGCGAACCGCCGCTGTTCCAGTTGCTGGTGCCGTCGTCGGTAGAACCGCCTAGCGAGCCTCCAAGGTTATAGTCTCCCCCGGTGTCGCCAATAAACTCACGGGCTGCGAATGCTGTTTTCTTGCCGCGTCGCCTTGCCATCCCCAGCCTCCCTAGAAATCGGTGGGGCGAACCTGCCCCGTGCTTTGCAGCGAGAACGCATCGCTCTTGAGCGTGTTCAACGCATCTTCCTCGGCACCCTTGGATAGAGCCGCGAGTTCCATGTCTTTCAGCGTGTAGGCATAGAGTTCGCGCTTGGCGCGATGCCGGATCAGTTCGCGCCCGTCATTGAACCATGCGGCTTCCGAGGACACCGAATAGGACAGGCTCCTGGTGTTGTCCGCAAGGTCCACAACGCCGTCGATCAGGATGCCGTAGTTCGTGTCCGCGTTACTGTCGAAGTGGATGACGTCGTTATAGACGCACCATTCCGCAGGCTGGGTCGAGGTCACGATGTCCTGGCGGGACATGATCCAGTTATAGTCGCGGCGATAAAGGTCAAGATAATCCGCAGCGGTCCTGACCAGACGCACCCGGTCAATGTTGCGGAAGCGATAGGAAACGGCACTGAGCGCAATGGTGGCCGCACCCGACGACAGGGACGCCGTGACACGATACCGCTCGTTGAACGGCAGGCGTGTCGCACGATAGGCACGAATGGCCGTGTCCACCGCGCGCATGATCTGCCCGGACAGATCAGTGCGGGCCAGATCGTCGGCAATGGTGGTTTCGAGGTCGGTACGGGTTGCCATCGCTAGCCCTTACAGTTCTTGATGTGCATGTGTCGGCCCCGGCCTAGCTGCTTGCCGCACTTGGGGCAGTTGAGCGGAGGCGGGACTGGTTTGGTGATCGGTTCCCGTTCGTAGGTCGGGGGCTTGATGGAGTTCAGAAGTTGCGTCGTCGTCTCGCCGCGTTTGGGATAGTTCACGCGGCCTCCACGTGCCCCCAGCGCCTACCATTGCGGATGCGCCGAATTGTGTAGACATGAACACCGAAGATCGGGGCAATTTCCTTCGGCGGCAATCCGCCTTTTAGAAGGTGTCGGATTTCGACAATATCCGCCGGGCCTAACTTCTGAAGCGGTCCTCTATTCTTCTGAACCATGTCGATCATGTTCGATGAACTGTCGCCAATGAACAGATGGGCGGGGTTCACACAAGACGGGTTGTCGCAAGTGTGACATACCATCTTGTCGGGAGGGATCGGGCCTTTGTGCAGTTCGTAGGACACTCGATGACCACGCATATGTTTCCCGCCGTGGCATATCTTTCCATAACCATTCTTGTCTTTGGGGCCGCGCCACTCCCAGCACTGGCCATCATTGGCCGCGACGTACCTACTGAAGTGTTCAAACAGTGTGCCCGGTAATCGAGAATTCCAACCCCTCTTCAAGCCGCTGACTCCGCCGCCTCTCGATCCTGCCGTTCGCACATGTGTCTCCAAATTCCTATCCTCTTTGCCTCTTCTCGCCATTCTTCAAAGTATGGTGCATTACTATGGCGCATGTGTGGAAACCAAACCCCGCCCGTCGTAAAATGCACATTTAACGGCTTGCCCTTCGTCGTGCCGTCGATCCAGTTCCAGCCATGCCGCAGGTCGCCAATCTCGTAGTCCGGAAGCCAGCTCAGGCCATGAAGCCATGAACCGGGCTCAGCGTTCACGACATCGGGCGTCAGCATCTTGCTCGACGGATGGCCGCAGTTGAACAGCATGAAGGACGACCAGTTCTTGCGGAAGTATTTCTCCTGCCGCATTCCGTCCATCTTAAAGCCCTCTTCAGCGATGTAGCGCTGCTTGCAGACCTGTACCGCGTACTTCTCGTCAGCCTCGTGCAGCAGTTCGGCAACGTCTGCCATAAAAAGCTGGTCGCAATCCATGAACAGTGCCCAGCCTTCCCACTGCATCAGTGCGGGCACGAGAAAGCGCGAGAAACTGAACTCGGTCGAGAACGGTTTGCCGTCGATGTTGTCGATCTTCTGTGCGCCCTGCGTGTGCCATGTGCGGCGATAGAGGCCTGCGTGATGCAAGGCCCGCTGGTCGAGTTTCTGTATCTGGACCGGCACCGAGGCATGGCGCAGGATGGAGGACCGGGCGACGTCGTAGGCTTCGGGCTCGCGGGCGTCGTAGCCGATGAAGATAGGCAGGATGTCGATGGGGACGTTTTTCATGTGCAGATGTACCAAGCGTTATATGCTTCCTTCGCGGGGTTGCTCTGTCGCTCCACAGTAAAGCCCGCATCCGTCAGAAACCGTTCCCAAGTCTCTTGGGCATGAAGGGACAGATGGGCATTCCTGCCGTCTGCCAGGGTCTTCGATGCCGGGTGCAAGGCAATCACAAAGAACGCCGTGCGCTTGGTCAGTCGCCTGATCTCGCGCAGGACATTCATCACCAGTTCAGGTTCGACGTGCTCCATCACATCGCCACAGACAACCACGTCATGCTGTCCCGGAGTGCTGTCGAGGCCGGGAATGCACGGGTCGTAGTTGGTCACGCGGTAGGCCGGGCCTAATGCCGTTGCGAGGGTGCATTTGCCACAGCCGAAGTCGAGGATGCTCTGTCGGCCAAACTCGGACAGTTCGCGGACGAACTCGCGCCAGACATGACCGGACGTGCCGTATTCGGGCTTCTCGTCGTGAAGCTGCTTGTTCAGCGCCTTGTAGGACTCGGTGATAATCATGCCGCCCTCCGCATCGTGCGGTCACGCAGCATGGATTCGACTTGCCCCATGACGTTGTTCCAAGACCCGTCCTCGCGTTGACGAAGCATGGTGCAGTTGCCGTACCAGGGGGATGGTCCCCGTATGCCATATCTCCACGCGACCATCTTCGGCGTCAGGCACCATTGCTCGACGCCCAGCGCTCCGCAGAGATGATGCAGCGAGGTGTTGACCGTTATCACGAGGTCCAGATTGGCTAGGAAGCCAGCCGTTTCCTCGTAGTCGCGGATCATGTCTTCCCAGTGGTGGATGGGAACCTTCGTCTCGTTGCCAACCATGGCCGCCTCGTCGGCGGGGCGGTTGGCAAAGTGGTTCCTGTATTGCAGGCTGTAGAACTCAACGCCGGGGGTCTTGAGGATCGGAGCCCAGTCAGACAGCGGCACGGTGCGCTTGTCGAAGCGCGTTGACTTCAGTCCACCAGCCCATGAAATCGCCACGCGGTAGTTGTTCGTCGGCCCAAGGATGGTCTTCCACTTCTCGACCTTGGCAGGGTCGGCCTTGAGGTAGGGCACCTTCGGGAAGTCTTCGTCCTTCTTGCGGAAGTGCATCCCCATGCTGCCCATCGGGAGATAGGCATCGGGCTTGTGGTTCTTGATCCAGTCGAACGGCGCATCCCAGTCGCTGGTGGTGTAGACAGCCTCCAGACCGGGGAATGACCGCCGGATGAACCCTTCCAGCCGCTTGTCGCAATCGACAATGACCTTGCATTTCGCCATCAGGTCCGGGAGCATCGAGAGATACATTATCTCGTCGCCAACACCCTGCTCGCCGTAGCAGATGACCGTCTGGCCCGGCGTTCCGTCCCACGGGGGAAGCCCACCGTAGGTCTTGAGCTTGCGTTCCATCGGCTTCAGGGGCGAAGCGATGAAGCCTGCCTCGTCATAGAGGCGGAATCCTGTTTCCCAGTCGCCCAGCTCCAGATGGGCCAGCGCCTTGTTCCACCGCGCAAAGCGGTCGTCAGGGTCAATCTTCAGTGCCTTGTCGGCGTAGTAGATGCACTTGTGCGGCGAACCTGCGTTGACATGCAGACCGGCCAGACCGTGCAGGCAGTGGGCTTTGTCAACGTCGATGCCGCGCTCGTCCGGCTTTGGGTTGGCTTCGCAAATCTTCAGCGCTTCTTTGTAGCACTTGGCCGCAAGGTCGTCGTGATGCTCTTTCTTGTACGCGACAGCCTGATTGAGCCATGTACCCGGACCCGTGACGCCAAGCGCCCTCGCCCGTTCCATCATCACCGCACCCAGCGCCGGTCGCCCGGTGTGGATGAACAGGACACCATAGGCTCCTGCAATGTCGGGATGCTCAGGATACTGGTTATGGTAGTATTCCCACTTCCGTTCCAGTGCGGCCCATTGTTCCGGCTTTGTGGCTGGATCGCCAAGCATCTTGGATTGCTCGGCGTACAGCCCCTCGATGATGTCTCGGAGGTCCATCAATTCTCCATGTTGGGAGGAAGGCCGGGAGCGTGATTGCCCCCGGCCAGTTGTCGTCACGTATCCTGGATGTAGGACACCATCATCGTGAGGGTGTACGAACTGGTCGGAGACGTGGGGTTGCCGTCAGCTCGCAGCGTCGGCACGATGTACCGGGTGTTGGAGTCGTCAGACACCGACACGCGGTACGGCAGGACAGCGCCGTTCACGAAGTCGAGACGCGAGAACGTCGCGACGGCAGTAGCCGACCCGAACAGGTCAGCCGTGCCGCCGAGAACGCCCGCTTCCAGAATCTGCACGGATGCACCGTCGAACTGGACGCGGCCTACAACCTCGATCCTCGTCAGCAAAGCGCCGTGAGGAATCTTCAGGTCACTGAAGATGATGACGTCGCCAGACGAGAGAGTCGGGGAGACGGCCATCGCCTGGGTGTAGGTCTGCGCGCGGGTGATCACCTCTGCGCCACGCGGAATGCGGGGCTGCTGAGACGAAACGGCAGTTGATGCAGTGGATGTTACAGCCATGTCATGTCCTCCTTACGGCGCTGCGGCATAAGTGGAGATGACGATGCTGCCGAAGTCCTTGCTGTTGAACTGCAATTTCTTCGCGCCCATGATCGTCTGGACGGAAACGCCCATCTGACGGTCATAGTCGAACTGCTCTTCGATGTACTTGGGGTTGTCGGAGAAACCTTTGCCCCAGGCCATCGCGGCAGCCTGCGCACCGCAGAACACGGCGCGACGTCCAGTGCCCGCACCCTGGCCGGTCGTGATGGCCGGAAGGCGCGTCCACTCGTGCAGCACAACACCGTTGTAGACACCGAGAGCGCCCGTGAAGATGGGGTTCTCAGCGACTTCGCCACCCGTCATCGCCGCCTTCTGGATGTCAAGCCAGTCGCCAGTGTTCGTGCTCTGGCGCATGTCCTTGACCTGGAAGGGATGCAGGAAGCAGACGTAGTACGACTGCGATCCGACCTTGATCGGGCGGATCAGCGGGTTGGCGGTCTTCGCAATCGCCACGGCGCGATCCAGCGTCTTGAGGCTGAACGTGTCCGAGGTGGAGAGCGAGGTTTCCGCCGAGTGGTCGGATTCGTCGTCCTGCTGGCGGATGATGAACCGACGGTCAACGCCAGTGCCCGAAGACGGAGCAATGGTCGCGTTGTTGCCGGTGTAGAGCTGATCCGTCTGCGTGGTGAAGCCGGTCAGCTGGTTCGCCAGGGTGGTGTCGATACGCTCTGCGTACCAGTCCTGGATGCCGAGGGACATTTCCTCGCGCACCGAGAACGGAACGCGCTGAGAGTCAATCGTCACCTTGGACCTGACCGCGTGAGCGAGGTCGTTGATGTAGAGCGAGTCATTGTACAGGGCGAGCGCTTCTTCGCTGCCTTCCAATGCTTCGGTTTCGCCTACGCCACGGCCCGTGAGCTGCATGCGCAGGGGGACCGTGATTTTGTCACCGCTGCCCTTGCTGGTGTCATCGAAGACCTGGATCATGTTGTTGGACGAAGTGCCCATGAACTTGGACGCCATCGTTTCCTTCAACGCTTCACGCGCGATCTTCCGCGACCACAGCTTGACGGCAAGCGGATGGTTCAACGGGAAATCCGTTGTTGCCATTTGCTTATTCCTTGCTGATGATGTTGGGAGTTTGCTGTTCGATCCGGTGACGCTGGATCGTGCGAAGCGCCCTTGAAGGAGGCGGCCCTGTGTGTCCTGTGACGCTGGACTGGCGAATTGCGCCCGTTAAGGTCGGCGGCACCTATGCCCCGTTAAGGGGAATTAGCGGCGGAACAGGTCGGACCTGTTGCCGTCAAACATCTTGTCCCATGCCTTGTCGAAGGCAGCGCCCCTGAGGTTCAGAAGGTCTTCAGGCGTCATCTGCTTCGACGGCCCCTTGCCGCCGGCAGCGACCGAAGAGGCAACCTGCTGCTTGACGGCCTGCAACTCGGCATTGATGGCAGGGGCTGCCGGGGCTTCTGCTACGGGTTCAGCGGCGGGTGCCGGTGCCTTGCCTCCAAAGCCGCGCGCCTTGGCAAGCTGGTAGAACTGTGTGGCCGGGTTCACCCGCTGCTTCAGCGCCATGTCGGCCAGTTGCCGGGCTTCGCTGATGACCGCCTGTGCGATCTGGAAGTCTGCGGCTCCGGGGTGCATCACGCGCAATTCCTGCGCGCGGGCGTTCTGGAGGAATGACACGGCGTCGTAGTAGTCCGGGACAGTCTTGGCGAACTCGGCCTCGCCCAGCGTGGTGACGTGCTGGACATGCTGGAGGTGCTGTTCCTGCGCGCGCTGCTGGCGAAGTTCTTCCTGCTGCTGGCGCATCCACTTGAGCGAACCGATGGGGTCCGTCTCCGGGTCGGGGATGTCTTCCGGTTCCTCGGGTTCGGCTTCCGGCTGTGGAGGCTGCTGGACACGCTGTTCCAGCATGGCAAGACGGCGTTCCAGTTCGGCGCGCTTCTGGCGTTCTTCCTGGAGGGCCTTGAGCGGGACTTGCCTTTCGGGCTGCTGGACGGGAGCCAGGGGCGCTTCCGGGGCTTCAGGAGCGGTTTCTTCCGCTACAGGCTCCACGACAGCCGGGGCAGGCGGAGCGGCCTCTACGGGCTTCTCTACGGGCGCAGGGGCCGGATCGGCATTCTCATAAGCGGCTGAGGCTTCCGCAAGCTCTTCCTTGAAGGTCTTGTCGGGCATGTCGTGCAGCTTCTGGAGAAAATCGCTCATGTGTTTCCTATGTTGGGGTTACTTCGAGGCATGTGATGTCGTCGTGAACAACCATGTCCACGAAGGCGGTCGCATTGCCGGAGTTGTATTGCGTCCAATTCGACACGTTGTTCGGGTTGTGGACGTATGGCCTGATGGACCGGCAGGTCTTGTTGCCGTCGTTGAATCGGATGCGGATGGTCCGGGACTGGAAGTCCTCGGTGCCTGCCGGGTCGTTCGTCGTGCGGTTCCATGACTCGTGGTCGAACCACATGGCGAGATACCACTTGCCGCTGGCCTTCTGGAAAAGCAGGTGTTTGATCTTGTTGGTAAGTTGCCCGCCGATGTTGGGCGGGTTGCTCAGGGTGTAGTCCAGGTTATCGACCGTGAACGTGCGCGCATTGCCTGCCGGGTCGTAGAACAGGCGGGCGGTGTTGAGTTGCGTGTTGTACAGCGGGCGCGGCGTATAGACGAACTGCCCGCCGACCTTCTGATAGGTGACAGAGCCATAGATGTTCCCGGACTTGTTCGGGTTATCCATGAACTCATACCAGACGTAGTGCGTCAGCCCGTTGAGGCCGACGCCGCGCAGCATGTGCTCGAAATGCTCGCGCTGTGTGTACTTGGCCTGCACGTTGCCGGTGACGTAGGACCAGTTATTGTTGCGCACCAGATTGGGGTCGATGGCACCCGGACCCTGATGGTGGAAGCCGCCCTCGGTGCAGGAATAGGGGAAATCCAGTTTCCGGTCTTCGCCGCCAGCGTAATAGTCTGGCGTGGACAGCGCCAGAATGCGCAGTTCGTGCAGACTGTCGTCCAGTTTAATGGATGTGACCTTGGAGCCGTTTTCGTCCAAAACCGTTCCAGGCGTACCCGCAAGCGTCGGCTCGCGACCTCCGGTGTAATAATGGAAGTTGACCTCATCGAGGCGCGGGAGAACGTCGTCCTGCCATGTCAGCCCGTCCGAGGTGGTGTAGGGATCGAGCGACACGGGGCCAGGGTCCGTCACTTGGGAGCGCCATGGGCCAAGCTCGTCTGCGTAAACAATGCGCAACATCTGGTCGCGTTCACGGCCCCAAGGGGAATAGCTGACCTTGCGAACGCCTGCGAAGTCTGTTCCGTAGTCCTCCATGCGGTCAAGCCACTGGTTCATGGACCTGACGACGTCGCGCGGAGCATTGGCGCGGTGAGTAGCGTTGTCCGGGTTGTTCGGCTCGTTCAGCCCCTGGAACGAGTTGACGATGCAGGTGCCGTTGATGAAGAAATTGTCGTGGGCGTAGTCAATCATCCATCGCGGAGACTGAACGTCCGTGACGCGGTTGTCCGACATCACCGCTTCGAACTTGGCCCCGTAGTCGGTGTAAAGCTTGCGAACGGTTGCGCGGACCACGCTACCGCCGAATGAATTGCGCCAGCGCTTGACGCCGAGGGCGGCCAGAGGCGCATAAAGCGATTCCATCCAACCAGCGGCGCGATTGTAGTCCTGCCAAGGCGAAGTCACGGTGTTGTAGTTGAAATGCCCCTGAAGGCACATCGCCGCATTGACCTCATAGGCGCGGCGCGGCGTTATGCCGGGGTCTCCTGGCGGGTCAACATCGTCCAGTGTCCTGACGGACAGGATGGAAGAATAGGCCGAGAAGTTTGTGCCGTCCGTCGAACGGACACGAATGCTGTAGGTGCGGCCCGGTGCGGCCAGAATGATGACCTGTCCAGAGGTCACTACTGGGTTGGACGGGGGAATGCCGTCGATGGATATGTGGTACTCCGTAGCGCCCGCTGCTGCCGTGAATGTCAGGACAAAGCTCGTCGTGGTGATTGTACCTGCCGCAAGATTGGTCGGCGGCTGGAGCGTGACCGTGACGCTGTTGAGCGTGATGGTGATGGCTTGCCGGACAATGAACCCTGCGTTTCCGGTGACGGTCATGGTCCCGCTGCGGACGCCTGCCGTTGAATTGTTGGCGGGCCTGACCTTGCTGTCAACGACGGTAAAGACTTCGTCGTCATCAACCTCGATTGTCGCAATCGTGAAATTGGCAGTCGGCGTAATTTCCACGGTCGTCCCGACGTCGCCCGTCGCGGATGCGGTCGAGGTGATTGCGGCAATGCCTCCGGTAATAGCCATTATGCGGATACTCCGTAGGCTGCCGCCACAAGGCGCACGTTATCGGCTGCGAAAGGATCGACGCCGTTGAACCACGCCGGGCTGATGGTCCGGTTGTTGGCCGCATTGACCAGCGAAGCGCGGGCCACAGACACGCGGAACGCACTTCCGGCCACGCCGTCGAACTTCTCGGAAGCCCCTGTCCACGTCACGGTCGTATCGACGGATACCGCCGTATTGGAGCACAGGCAGAAGATGGCCCCGCCAGCCGGACAGGCGATGGTATCGGAAAGCGTAGAGGCCGAGTTGCTGCCGGTTTCAATGAATGTGCTGTTGTAGGGCCTGGAGTGCGTGTAGCCAGCCACCCAGCAGCGCACCGCATTGGCCGAGGTCGTCACGCGCAGGTATCTGGTGGTCCCCGTCGCCAGATCGGCATCGGAAATCGAGATATAGTTGGTGGACGCCGTGTCGGCACTCTGGCCCGTGCTGCACCGGATGGTCAGCGACGTGGCGTTGACGTTGTTGGT